AATTGGAACTTTACCATCTTCGGGTAGTAAAAGGTTTGGGCCATTAGACGCTACTATCGTTGTTTGTGGGGGAAGTGAAGGTATTTCCACAATCTGTATTGTAGGTTGTTCAATAGTTTTCGTCTCTACCTTTACAACCCGTTCCGTAACAAATGGAATTTCTACAATTTCAGATGGAACGAGTTGTGCATATAAGACCGCTCCTGCCAACATGCTAGAGATAGCAATAGCAAATATACCACTAATCCAAATCTTATGATTCATAACTCACCTCCTTCACAGCCACATAAAATCAGTAAAATCATATAATGTACCATCTCTATGTGATGCAATTGTTGCCATCAATGCGCCCCACGTCTCAATAGAACATTTTAAAGTTTTCCCACAAGCTAAAATTGGCACTCCATCAGATGCTGTTAAATGATAATCTCCGTTATGAGGGCCACAACGTTCTTCAGGATAACGCTCCAGTACCAAAGCTTCTAATGATGGATAGCATAAATTATTAAATGTATCCCAATGGTCACATTCTTCATATGTTTTATCTAACCATGATGTCCATTTGGATGATGTATCAAATGCTACGGGTAAAGTAGCCTGCATTTCTTTCCTCAACTCTCCATTCAACTGTCGATGCGTTTCATTAATATATAATAAGTCTTCTATACGCACTCGTAATTCTTCATTTTCTTTTTGTAGCTTCTCTAACATTATACCTATTCCTTGTCACCATTTGATAGTAATTCCATCGTAGAAACTGCGGCTTTAAAAAATTCTCGTATTGGTAAAAGAATTAATTTCGATAGATTATCATCACCCCCCATAACCGTACGAGTATTCTTTACAGTCTTTAATAACGTCTTGAGAACGTCTGTTTTAATGAACAGAATGCAAAATTCCGTGCCTTCAATTTCTAATATATGACACCAATATTCTGCTTGCGTAGTGGTAATACCACTAGGTTTCCCATTCCATTCATATTCAATTGCAATGTTTCCTGTTTTTGTCCAGATACCTCGTTCAGTTTTCACTTCAATCTTCTTCTTTAAGAAGATATCAGCCACACGTTTTTCTCGAATTTCTCCAAATTCTAAATCATACTGAAAATTTTTATTAAAAGTTACCATGCTGGAATCACCTCCCAATCAATATAATCTTCTATACGGTCAATATCGCCTGTCCCATTCAAAGAGATGGGATTAAATACATACTTAGAAGCCCAAGATGGATTACATATATCCACATCAACCTGTAAAGGAATATCCAAACTATTCACTTTAAGACAGTCCCGAATAAGAGGTATCATTGTTGACATTTCATCCTTTGGTATCTCACAAATAACCTCATCATGAACTTGTAACAATAAATGACTATCCGTATTCCATAATATTTTATATACCTCCACCATTCGTTCATTCAATATATCCGCGCTAGTTCCCTGAACAAGATAATTCACACCTTTATAAGCTAATTGTTCTGGGATATGGTAAACACGTCCATATCTATTTTTAATCCAACCTCGTGTTTCAACCATACGCATGACTGAATTAACAAATTCTTTTGACCCCTTTAAGCCTGCAAAATATTGACGTTTATATTGTCCAGCTTCTTTAGGAGTTGTTCCCAACTGAATACTTAATTTCTTATTGCCGATTCCATAAATAGTTCCAAAAGTAACAGCTTTTGCCATTTGTCTAAAGAATTTAAAATCATCATTATCTTCCTCAGAATGGAAAGCAAGTTTAGCTGCCTCGCTATGAAAATCTACATCATCCCTATGTAATAGTTCTTCGATTGTTTCATTTTTAATGTAACTAAGGAAAACACGAACTTCCATTTGAGAATAGTCAAAGCTTACTAAGTGATAGCCGGGACGAGCGATGAATAATCGTCTAATAGCAAGCTGAGTTTCATCCGTCTCATCAAAACTTTCATCTCCAATAAAGCCCCATGTATTCAGAACTTCATCATCTAAATCCTCTATCCCCTCACCCCCCTTAGATGCCATTATAGCGTTTATTCGCTTACGAACATCCTCCAAGTCATCTTTAGATAAAACTCTCTTAGACAATTTAAAGTGATTGCGGGGAATATTTTGCAGATTCGGATTTCGTGAAGACCCGCGTCCTGTTACTGTTCCCCAATTACAAAAACTTGTATGCAATATCTTTTTCGATAAATTGGGTTCCAGATAGGTTGAACGCAATTTTTCTAATGTACGGTACTGACGTACCAATCCTGCTATCGGATGATTCAAACGAATAAGAGCCGCCTCATTCCATGACTGTTTACCTTTTGGTGTTAAAAGCGGTGAATAAATCCCACGAGCATTCAATATTTCACCCAATTGCTTGGTACTATTGATATTAAATTCTCCGGTAATCTCGAAGATTTCTTGGGATAGTGAAACTTTGCGCGATTCGATACGTTCCATAGTTGACTGAGCATAGTCAGAATCAATAGTAATACCTCGATCTTCCATACGCATCAATACTGTTGTTAACTCAACTTGAGATTGCCACACCTCCTGTTGCGAAGATTTTTTAATTGCCTGTAATCTATCTTGATATAGTCGTTTTGTCCAGAGGACATCTTGTTCACAATACGCACCTAACATATCTGGAGGAGCTAACGAAAAATCCTTAGTCCATTTATTTGTCCGAAGATGCTGTTTCATATCAATATCATATTGTGCGGCTTCTTCACCGTACGTACGTTTCAATGTTGACGTTAAATCTAAATCTTTAATAACTGTTGGTTCAGTTAATCGAACCATTACAATCACGTCTACAAGACGTTCATACATGTTAAATTGTAATCTGTCCTTACGCAGAAAATGTAAATCAAATTTTAAATTATACCCTATCAGTTCTGTTACCGAAGATAAAAAATAAATCAACTCTTGATAACACATCATGGGGAGATTATCCCCCTGTTTATGACGAATAGGGAAATAATAACTCTTATCGCCATCACACGGAGATAATCCGATCCCACAAATTTCATTCTCACCGAAAGGGTCTAAACCATCAGTCTCTACATCTATTACAAATGACGACTCCTTATCTAATTCAGCTATGGCCTGTCTAAACGCTGGTACATTATCTATTAACATCCGCTGTCTTCCCTATATCTCAGAATAATTCCGCTTTTTCCTCGGCACTCTTTTCTTCTAACGAAACAGCTTCAGGCTTGGGGGTATCACCTCCATAGGTAAGTTTAAAATAGCCTTTGACTGTTGGTAAGTCAGCTTTCTCAAGTTCCTTGTCCTTGGGGATTTCAATACTCCTCGCCGTTCCTACAATAGTATATGACGTATCGTACATCCCCGTTCCAGTACGTTTAACTCTCATTACACCAGCATCTAATTTTTGGTTCCAATCATTGTAAACGTCTAATACCTGATTCCAGATATAGTCCGAACGTCCAAACGATAAGGAAACTATTCTAAAGTCGTTAATTTCTTCCTTAAAGGCTTTCTTACCGCCAGCCCCAGTAATTTCCTGCCAATCATCAACTCGTCGTTCTGCATGAATCACTTCATATACATACGCCCAAAAAGCGAATTTATGGGTGGGACGATATCCGTCCGGAACTTTACTGGCGTCCACATCCTTATCGGCTAACAGAGTTGTCCACCGTTGCCCATCCTTAAAAACATATAGATACACTTCATCAAACATTGTATCCCCGTCATCTCCCGTAGCGATAGAAGACATGAAGGCTTGGTCACCGTCCTTAAACCATAGTTCCCGTCTCTGAGGAGCGTTAGAGGACGTTCCGACCCTATTATCTTCTCGTTTAGATTGTATTCGACTAATTCCACTCATGAAAAAATCCTCCTACCATAATTCTCGTTGTTCAATAATATCTGTAAGTATTGCCGAATCTCTTATGTCTTGTACATCTTTATATCCTTTCGGTACTTGAACTACACTCACTATACATCGACTCGATAATCGTGTCAACATTGTTTCGGCAGCTTGTATTCCAGCAGTATCGTTATCTAAGCATAGAACAAGCTCTTTAATCGGCGCATCAATTAATAACTCCTCTTGAATTTTTGATAGGTTGGCTCCCAATAATGCAACTGAGGAATAATTATGCTGATCCAACCACATGGTATCTAAACTTCCTTCAGTAATGCAAAGAAAGTCAGTCTTCCGTAAAAAATTTATTCCAAACAATGTATGTGATTTTTTAAACCCCTTTGAATATAGATATTTTGGAGTTAGATATAACCGTCTACTTATCCATCCCATTAATCTATTATCTTTATTTTTTACTGGGATAATAAGACTGCCCTCATCATCCATCGTACATTCCCATTTACGTAAAGTCTTTTTAGAAAACCCCCTATCCAATATCCATGGGGGTACGAAGCCCGGTTTGAATGGTAAGTCTAATGGTTGAACTTCTTCAGGTAAATCATCTGATGAAGTAACTTCAAATATATCAATGTCGAAGGTTGCGTAACGTTTTTGTAAATATTGTGTTACTTCATCCCACGAAAACTTTAAATAATCCTTTAAAAATAATTTTAAACCGCCTTGTCCGCAACCAACGTGACAAATCCAAACTCCCTTTTCAATATTTATAGATAACGATGGTTGATTATCCGCATGGAAGGGACAGGCGATATTAAATTCAGAATTAGATATAGGAACGTCTATACCGACATCAGCCAGTATACTAGCCCAATCATTTTCCATCTAAACTACCTTTAGAACTTAGAGTTAGTGGCCTTCTTTAGAAAGAATACCATGAAATTTGTATATCCGCAAAAACCACACTTGATTTTGTTTTGTCGCATATCACCCACAGAAATATCTATGCTAGTGTTGCAACTTTTACACGGCTTCTTCTGCCCAATTTTAATCTTTGCTGTATCTATTAAAAACTCGAACATATCTGCCCTCCTTAAAAATCTGGATTTACTTCGTAAATATCTCCAATATTGGGATTCCAATGTACCAACGATGTATCCGCAAATGCTTCGGCATCCCTATATTTTTGATATTGAATTAACCGTCGATCAGATGCATCTTCAACTAAACACATTGATAATACAACATCCGATGCGCGTAGTAAAGCATCCCCGAATGCTACTTGGTCGGCTTGGGGAGGACGGAAAATATCGGCGGCATCTTTAGTAGCTTGCGTAGAAACAAACATACTAATATTCATAGCAGTACAGAGATTCTTCAATCCATAAAATAGGGCATGAGATTCTTCCCACGCCGCTCTCTTTCCTGTGCCACTATTTACAAGATATGCTCCATCGAGAACCACGAACTCAGGCGAGTGTTTCCGAATCAAGGCCGCAATACTTTCTATAGTAATGCTATTTTGACCTGAAATCCTGTCACATATAAAAAGTTGATGTTCATTAATATCATCTAAGAATTTAGAATACTCATCCTCATCAATCATATCACCACTTCGTAATGCCCTATGAGAAATTTCATATCCCAACATTCGAGCAAAAATTACATCGGCTCGTAATGCTATAGCAGATATAGGCATTTCAGTAGATATAAATAAAGTTTTCTTACCACTCATTACAGCAGTAGCCGCCGCAAAAATACAAAACCATGTTTTACCTATTGTAGGTCTTGCAAACAGGGAGATCATTTCTCCCGGCAACCAACCTACGCCCGTATTATTAATAGTATGTAATGGTGTGGTAATACCCAACATCTTATTACCTATGCGTCTAGCTTTATACCGTGCTTTCCATTCCTCCAATCGTCCTATAGAGTCATCACCATAAGAAATAACATCTTCATCATATGCAATTCCAATATCATTTAACCCAGAAGTTATTTTAGAGAAGGCTGTCTTAGGGTCTTCTTGCAATAAAGTCTTTTGAGATTGAAAAACACTAATAATTTCCCTGTATAAAACCTGATTTTTAAATGCGTTAATCGCATACTCCAGATTCACAGTCTGCGCCGAACTATCTAACGTTGGAAAATTCTCCTGAAGAATATGCTCCGATGGTATTTCCCCATATTCATCAAAAAATGAAACGACGAATTTATAAGCGTCTCCATGAATGGCAAAATCTTTCGGGGGATGACGAAACTCCTTTAATGTCTTAGCAGTATCTAAACCAAAAATAATTCCCGACTCAACAAAATCAAAACTTTCCACTATTCCTTACCCTCCGTAGAATATACTATCCGGTTATCACTAGAATATACAAAACAGGTCATATGACGAATATCATTTCTTTTTGATAAAGCTACTTGTTGGGCTAATGCCAACTTTGAATATACACCATAATTCTGCAACTCCTCACCACCATCCACAATACCTATCACTCTATAGAAATCAGATGGGGTTGTCAAGGTTTTGGAATTACGAATCAATTTTCCTCGTCGTTTACGCCTCTTTGCCATGGAATATCCCCTTAAACTTTCCTTGTAAACTCTGTCGAATTTTATATGCCGAATCCCCCAACTCGAAGGATATTTCTTCCATGGTTAACCCTTCTAATCGTAAAACAAGAAATTGAGTTTCTTGTTTTGTTAATTCTGTATTTTCAATAAGTGTTTTTAGGGTGACCTCATCTTCTAAATTCAAAGAATCGGATAAAGCACGTACAATTTTAAGCGAAGGCATTTCCGTATCTACGCGTACGTCATCTAAACTATCTGTAATAAGACGTTTCTGAGCTTTAGAAATTAATGTGCGTAAAACATTAACCATAGCCGTATGTAAATAGGTATGGAATAGAACACCACGATCCGCATTAAAGCCCTTGGCTGCTTTAATAATAGCTATGCGTAATTCCTGTTCTAAATCTTCTTTATCCCATCCATATACAAATGTATTAAATAATAATTTCTGTATTTTAGGTTCCCATTGTTTTATTAAATCATCGTTTATTTTGATTGTCATTTTGCATCTCTTTGCCCCCTTCCATAACATACTACACTACAATATATGTTATTATAACCGCGTTTGTAATTATAGTCAATATGCCATCGTGAACGATAGAAAGAAACGTGACAAAAAGCACAATTTACTTTTAAATATTTATGTTGGAAATGACATTCTGGGGAACAAAACTGATTACGTTTATAATGAAGTTCTCCACATGCACGACAAGAACGAGATTTTTTTCTGCGGACGCCTTTTGTGGGAATATTATTCCGTTTTAAAATTTTATGGATATATGATCGCGTAACATTAAAATGCGTTCCAATAGCTTGAAGCGTTAATGTCGGATGATTCTGTCGATATTCGATTATATCGGTAATCATCCCGCTTCTAATACATCTACTCTAGCTTTGAGTTTCTTCAGTTCTTCAAGTAATAACACACTTAACATTCGATATCTAACTCCTGAATGATTATTATCTTCAGTATATGTTACTAGTTCAGGTAAAATATCATGTACTTCTTCTGCAATTAATCCGAAATCAT